AGCAGTACCAGTTACAAAATCTCCTAGTTTTAAATAATATGACTTATATGTAGAACTAATAACATTTTGAAAGTTAAAACTATTAACACCACTTCCACTATAACTATAGTCTGCTAATTTTACATAATCAGAACTTGCTACAGCAGGTGTTGTCCATGCAGGGTGTGAGCCAGTTTGCACTAAGTGTTGTCCATGAGTACCTTTAGCTAGTCTTGTTAATCCGCTTCCATCTCTGAAAAGTAAATCACCTTGTGTCGTTAGTGTTGTTGCTAAATCAACATTACTATTTAAAGCTGTTGAAGGTAATCTAGCATCTGGTATTGTTCCTGAAGTCAATTTATCTGTAGAGATATTTGGTATCTCATTAGCATCTAAAGTAATTCTAGCATTTGGTATTGTACCTGAAGTTAAGTTAGTTGCTGAAAGATTAGTTAAATCAACAGCAGGTACATTATCTAAACTAGCTGATTTTACATCTCCATTTGCGTCTAGTAAATCTGCAATATTTCTTGCTTTTGTCATTGATTTTATTTCCTATAATTTGTTGTTGTGAATTTTGTAAGGCTAGATATTTTTACCTAGCCTTTAAGTATTATTCTGGTGTGAAACCAGTAAGTGCTGTTGCTTCTGCTTGTGTTAAACCTAAACCTAATAGTTTAGTGTTACCACTTGCTTTAGCAGTTATACTAGCTTGTGCTGTATCTACCATTGCTTGTATTTCTTCAGCAGTTGGTTCATTAGATGTAAATGTACTTCCATCATAACTAAAACCTGCTTTAATTGTGTTATCACAATCAACCCAAGTCATTGTAGGTGCTACTTCAAATTCATTTTCTTGAACATCTACTACTTTATTTTCGAATATTAATGCCTTCATATTATGCGTACTCCTCTACGTAAACTACTCCGTTTTTTGGTTGTTGCCCTGCGTTGTTACCAGAACTTCGACCACCACCACCTCCACCGAAAGCTCCTCCAGTTGCCGAACCTGCACTATAACCACCACCAGTTGAACCAGAACCCCAAAAAGTTCCACCACCAGACATTCCACCTGCTTGATAACTGGAACTTTCTCTACTAGCTGTTTGAGACATTCCACCTCCACCAGTAATATTAATAAAGCCACTTGAAGCAGTTCCACCATTTCCACCTTGAGAATATGAATATGACTGTGATTTTACACCACCATTTCCAGTACAATAAGAACCAAATGAACTTGTTCCTCCAGTTGTACCTTCATAATTAGTCCCACCAGTTTCATAACCATTAACACCTGCTGTACCAACAGTAACATTAACAGTAGCAACTCCACTTAAATCTATAAAGTCGATAGCAGTTCCACCACCACCTCCTCCTGCACCACAACCACCTGCATGGTAGTAAACCTCATTTATAGCATCAGAACCACCTCCTGCACCAGTAACTATAACTTTTACTTTAGTTACACCTGAAGGTTTTGTGTAAGTGCTTGAACCTGTACTAGTAAAGACTTGTATGGATTGCATACCACCTCCACCACCACTCGGTGTGTACCATTCAGGTGCAGTTGCACCAGAGTTTATTCTTAACTCTTGGTTTGCTGAACCTTTAGCTAATCTTTGTAATCCACTTCCATCTCTGTAAAGTATATCGCCTTGTGTTGTTAAAGTTGTTGATAAGTCAGTTCCATTAGAACCATTAGAACCATTAGTTCCATTAGTTCCTGCTGTAGACATTATATTCCAGTAAGCTGTTGCGTTGCCTACTGCTTGATTTGAATGTGCTTGAATACAAACATAACTATTACCACCAGATGAAACTACATCATCAATGGAATATGTAGTGCCACTATTGTAAGCACCCTTCCAGTTAAATTTGATAGCACCCAGATTGATTGTTGCCATGTTTTATTTCCTTATATTGTTGATATTAAATTGCCATTTGAATTAATGCTAAAGACAAAGCCTGAAGCACTAAATAAAACATCATCAAAGTTGGCATATTGACTTTCAGTGATGTTATCTTGACCTTGATTGGTCGTAATTACTCTCATGTTATTTAAAGCAGGTGTTGGTGTATTTGCTGTTCCACCCATATTTGTATGAGAAGAACAATAATAATAAAGTGTAGGTGCATTAGTAGCCACTACGATTGTTACTTGTGTTGAACTGTTATGAGTTACACCTGTTGTATATTCAGAACCACTTGCGTGAGTTCCATTTGAAGTTGTTGAAAATTTAAATGGGTGTGCTGAAGGATAATTAAATACATAAGTATTACCTTCATATAAATCTAAAGCGTCTTGTTGAACACCATCTATAAAGTATTTATTTGCACCATCAACTGAAACTACTGTTACAGTTTTAACTAAAGTAGAAGCTGAGAAAAACTTTTCAAAACCATAAACTTCTGCACTTGATGTAGAACCATATTCTAAACCATTAGCTGACGCATTTACTTTTAATGCTTGTCCTGCTGTACCGATTGCAGTTAAACCTGTACCACCTTTAGAAGTTGGTACTGTTGGTAATCTTGCTGAATTTATTGTTCCTGAATTAATTGCTGAACCTGCCACACTAGCTACATTAAATGTACCAAATCCAACTATATAAAGAATGTCTCCTGTAGAAGCACCTGTTGCTAATACTATTGAAGAACCAGTTGTAGCTGTAAAATCTGTAGGGTCTAAGTGAACACCATTCAAATAAACATCTAAATATAAAGGGTCATAAGCTAAAGTATTACTACTTGCATCTGAACCTGTAAAAGTTGTTTGGTTGTTTGTTGCTACATATTTAAATCTAGCTGAAGTTCCATTAATAGAACTACCTGCACTTTGAAAACCAGAAGCACCATAAACTTTTAAAATATTGTTTGTACTGTCCCACCATAAATCTCCACTATCTAGTGAACTTGTGGGTGCGTTAGCTGAAATTCTATATTGATTACCAAAAGCATTTACTGAATCTAAATTTGTATTAACATTATTAATTGCAGTTATAGCACCACCTACATTATTAATATTAGTGGTTGCACCTGCTACTGCATTTATATTTGTTGAATTACCATTTACAGTATTAATAGCTGACGACATTCCTGCAACTGTAGTTACATTAGCTTTTATATTTTCTATTGCAGATATATCAGATGCAATACCTGCAACTGCTGTTATGTTCGAATTTGCTCCTGCTACAGTATTAATATTTGAATTATTTCCTGCAACTATATTTATATTAGAAGCATTACCATTTACAGTTCCTATCGCTGAATTTAATCCTGCTACTGTATTTATATTTGAATTATTTCCTGCAACAGTATTAATGTTTGTAGAATTTGAATTTACAGCATTTATATTTGTTGAATTATTATTTACTGCTGTAATTGTAGAAGATATTCCTGCTACTGTATTCACGTTTGCGATAGCCCCACCGACTGTATTTACGTTTGCGATTGCTCCTGCAACTACATCAATCTCTGAACTAGCTTCGTTTAAATCGTCTGCAACTGTTTCAATTTCTGAAACTGCTTCTGCTAAATCATTTGCTACTGCAATTACTTTTGCAATATCACTTGCTACTGTGTTTACTGAACCTATAGAACCTGCAACTAAATTTACATTTGTAGAATTTGAGTTTACAGTATTTATAGCTGTTGCACTGCTGTTCACAGCATTTATAGCTGAAATATTTGCATTAACATTTGTTAAAGCTGTTTTGTTAGCTGTAGTTAAGAAAGTGTTTTCTAAATAATCTTTTGTAGCCGCATCTTGTGCTGACGTAGGGTTTGCTACATTTTTTAATCTTTTGTTTCCTACATTATATTGGAAATCTGAGTTGTCTAATGAGATTACATCTGAGGCATCATCAATAGCTTCTTGTGACATAAAGAATGCTTGTTCACTATCTGTGTCTAAATCATTTTCTGTTAAAACTGAGCCATCAGCATAATCTGTAAGCCTTGCAGTCTGAGAGGTTTTTCTCCTAATCTCAATAGCTGAAGCATTCGCAGGTGCAGTATTAAATGTTAAAGTTGTTCCTGCGGCGTTCAGTGTAAATGCTGTAGTAGCTGTTCCTGAAACCGTTACTGTTAAATCTGTTGCCGCTCTGTAGCTAAAAGATATAGCAAAAGCTGTTGTACTAGCGTTACCTGTGTAACGTACAAAACTATTTGCCATGTGTTATTTTCCTTATTTTGGGTTGAATTCTTCTAAAAGGGGTACTTTTTAATATGAACTAATTATTGAGATAATAACTCTAAAGTTTCATAATGTTTGTTGTATTTCTTGTCTAAGTTCTCATACAATGCTTTCTGTCTTTCAGCAAATTCTGGGAACTCACTCATCATTTCTTCTTTTGCAAATCTGTCTACTGATTTTACAAAGTCAATAATAACTTGGGCTTGTTCATCTTTACCATTAACTGTGCCTTGTGGGTGCATGTAGATTTCGCTGTTTTTATCTAATATCATTTTTTCTACATACTCAGCTAATGTATATTGTTTACCATCATAAGACTTATCGTAAATAATATTTCCACCTTCATCTACAGTAGTCTCATTCTTGATTTCTAATAGTCTATCGTAAGCTGTTTGGTTCTTATCATTTCTCATATCTTTAAGATTTAAAGATGAAGCATCACCTTTAAGTCTGATACTTTGTATTGGGTGTGAATACTTAAATTCTCTTTCTCTTATAAATTTAGCTGTCTCTGTATTTTTAAAATTAGTCATAGCAAACGGAGATGACCATAGACCTGTCTCGCCTCCTAATCCAAATAACCAACCATTTTTTCTATCAATCTTTTCACCAAACATATTACGTCTAGGCATGATTGATGTTTTGCTTTGGAATGGAAGTCTTAATCTATCGCTTAATGTATATAATTCTCTTTCCCATTCATCATTAACTCTATCTACATATCTTAAACCACCTGATAAAGGGAATGCTTTATAAACAAATTGAGATGCTATTTGTGTCCCCATTCTTTCAGGTTTTTTAGTAAACATAATGTCATCTGATGTCATCATATTCACTAACTCTACAATATTCTTAGTATAGAATTTAGATGTTATATTTCTTGTAAGTGTAGCAACAACACCCATAATTAATTCAGTTGTATCTTTTTCTACTACTGGGTCTAAATCATCTGTATGTTTTAGCTTGTCATTAAATAAAGAAATTAAATCTGCCGCAATAAAGAATGGCATCATAAGAGGGTCTAATCTGTTTAAAGAAATATATCTACCATCATCTGTTTTATATGAGTAAGCCTGTTCACCTGTGTTCTGTTCTACGTCTCTTTGTTTTTTATAGTTAATGTCACCACCTCCTACAATCTTGCCAGACATAGCTAAACTAATTGCACTTCCCCATAACGCCCAACCCATTTGTATTCTTGCAGTAGCTTCTGCCGCCGCTTCAGGATTAAGGTATTCTTTTTTTCTAAATGGATTTAAACCTCTAGCAATTTCACTTCTAATTTTACCATTTCGCATTCCTTTTTCTGCCAACATATGTCCCATTTGAAATTGAAATCTACCAAGAAAAGGTAAATGCTGTGCTGACCATCTTAATAAGTTTGATGGTGTATTTACAAAGTGAAGACCAAGTAACCTTAAAGATTTATGTTTTGTAGCAACTCTTAAAAGAGAACCTGTAAATTTATCTTCTAGTTCTTTTGTATTAGGATTTATTTGACCTACATTTCCAGTATATGACCCTTCCTGTGCGTGATACAAAGGTGAATTTAATCTAGCATTTACTGTTTTATCAATTTCTATTGCTGAACCATTTTCTCTAATATACTCACCTTCTATTTCTTTTGCTCTTTTTTTATAAGCATCAGCATAACTAATGTCAGTTAACTTTAATTTAGTATCTTTTATTACACTAAACTCTGGGTTTTCTTTTAATATTCTTGAGTTAATCAAAGATGTCATTCTAGCTTTAAACATCATAGATTTAAGAAATTCATCACCTGCTGATAAAACTCTCATAGGTGCAGAGACCGTTCTACCTGCTCCTTTAAATGCACCTGTTACTATTTTACCTAATCTAGTTCCATCTAAACCTACAAGGTTAGTTACAGTTTCACCCCAAGCATCAAATAAATCTTGAAGCTGTCCTTGCCTCATAGTGCTATCATGTTTCATCTGTCTACTATCAAGTATGGCTCGACCTTCATAAAATGATTTACCTGCTCTTTTTAAAGCATGTCCAATAAATGCAAATTGATATAGATAAGTTTGTAAGGCTTCTCTCATAATTACTTTTGCTCTGTCTGCATCTCTTAAATACATGTTAGCACCTCTCAACATCATAGTTGCAGGTTTCCACTGTGTCTGTACCAGACCAGATACAATGTTTAGTATGTGTGTATCTGGTGAAGATAGAAGGTTATTGTTTACAAATTCAGTTGCAATATCCCATTTATCAACTTCTCTAGCATTTTGTAATGCTCTAATAATTTGGTCTCTGTCAGATAATTTACCAACAGCATTCATAAATTCCCATTTTTGTTCAGGAGTTCCATTTGCTAATTTAGACATTTTAGGGTCTTCAGGGTCAGCCATAAGTTTTGCGGCTCTTGCACCATCAGCATCTATGTTATTTGCGTTTAATCCTCTAGCTACGTTTGTACCCATCTCAGATTTAACTTCTAACATTTCTTTGACATCTGCCATCTGTCTATCAAAGTCAGCTATCATTTGTAATTTTTCAGCAGGTAACAAATCAAGCCTGTTACTCTCTGTGCCTAACCCACCCATAATGTCGTATCTACTTTTAATAGCGTCTCCTTGTGCAACCATAGTTGCATAAAGTTTAGTAAATTCCTCACCATAAGCTACTCTTTCTGCCGCTTCTTTTAATTTCTTAGGGTCAGCACCAAATCTAGTGACTGCATCAGCAATCATTTCAGCGTGAGTAATCTTTTTCTTTTTTAATTTTTCTGTAACTTCTTCAATCGTAAATTTAATTAATGCTTCAGTGCTAGTCGTTTGGTCTGAACTGACATTATTAAGTCTGACAGCGTTGTTTGAAAGTTTAGGGGGTTTATCATCAGCATCTATTTTACTGGAATTAAGGTCATTGATATATTCTTTTGTAGTTTTAGGAGAAGGTTTATTTTTTAAAGTTGGAGTATTATCGTCTGGTATCAGTTCATCAAACAGTCTTGCACCTGTTATATTGCTCTGCCCTTTTTGTTCTATCTCTAGTAATTTTTTAACACTTTTTCTTCTTAAAGAGTTGTTAGTCATTTTAAAAGCACCTGCGGCGAAGACAGAACCAAAAGCTGTTCCAAAACCAAAACCTGCGGCTGAAGCTATTGCACCTCTACCTGCACTATATTTTTCTTGTATTCCTGCTTCTATGTTTGTGTGTTGTAATAAAGCATCTTGACCACCTGCTATAACTGTATTGATAACACCTTCAGTCAATCCACCTTTTACCATTGCTTTACCTAATGCTTGTTTCTGTGCATATTTAGATGTTTCTTTCAGTGCTTTTTCATTTATTTCACCTGCGATTTTATCTTTTAAAGTAACTCTTAATGCTTGTTTGTATGCTTGTTTAGCCGCTTGACCTCCAACACCTGCACCAACTATGTTAACAGGGTCAAGTATCATTGCACTTCCATTATCAACTAACCATGCACCAAAACTTCTATTTGGGTCATTCCAAAATGAAGGAAGGTTTTCATAAGTTTGTGATATGTATGCAAATTCTTTTAACCTATCTTCATTGTCTTCACCCATAACATTAGATAAATCCATACCCATAGATACAGTGTTGTTAGTTCTCCAAGACCTATCTTCATAGAAATAATCTAATAATTCTACATGGGTCATTCTATTAAATTTCTTGTCGTCTTCTCTGTAAGAATAATAACTACTTAATGTTTTGTAGAAGTCTTCTGTTTGTATCTGCTCTAAAGCATCATTTTCATTAGTTGCTACTGTAGGTACTTTATAAGGAGTAGTTAAGGTAGTGTCGTTCTCTTCTGTTGTTGTGCTGAATAAGTCTAAACTTGCCATTTATTATTTCCCTATTATGGATTGAATTATTTGTGCAATTTGATTGTTTGCTTTTTTATTATCCGCATCATTAGAACTATTCATTTTTAAATTAGTTGTAATTTGTTGAATGATTGTTGTTAAATCTTCATTAGACATCATATCTATTACTTCTTGGTTAAGTGTTGTTCCAACTATTGAAGTAATATATCTTTTTATTTTAGGAAGTTGTATTTTTTCAAAAGCAACTTCTTCTGCTGTTTTATCTTTTGTAGCTTTTATAACTCCAGTTAAAACTGCTTCCCTAATTTTAGGGGGGTCAATCATGTCAAAATTTGACAATACGGTATCTACATATCCTCCTAATGTAATTGCTTCCCCATCTATACCTGTTGATATGACTGTGTTATCTCTAACTTCTTGTGCTTCTTTTTCTATCTGTCTATCTACTTCTTCAAAACCTGCTGTTTCTTCTAATTCTCTTTGGTCATCAAAAGTGGTTAATTCTTTTTGTTTTATGCCTACAGCATTTTTATATTGTTTAGCTATGTAGCCTTCAAGTTTAACCATGAAAGCATCTCTTTCATCATTCGTAGGTTTTTTTCCATTTTGTTTAAAGAAATCATTTTCAAAATCATAAATCTCTCTGAGAACGTGACGTTGGACAGAACTTTCTGCAAGTGCTTGTGCTTTTTCTTTATTACGCATAGTGCTGTCTTTAAATGCACCATCAACAATACTCATTATAGATTTAGAGCCTGAAGAATATGCTAAGTTGTTTAGATGTAGATTTGCATTGTCATCTTTTTGTGAGTTCTCATAGTGAGATAACATTGCACCCATTTTTCTAGGGTCAGTGTCCAATTTATTGAACTCTGCTTTCATCTCTTCAACATCAAAGAAACCATCTGTATAAATCTTTTCAACAAAAGTGTCTAAAATTTCAGGGTCTTCATTAATATATAAATCAGCCATCATAGATTTATCAAAGTTAGCTACAGCTTGAACATCACCCATAGCTTCTAATCTATCTCTTAAAACCATCTTTTCTGTATGGCTTTTAGGTCTTGTAACAGTTTCACCTGCCGCATTAGTTTCAGTTACATCTGAGTATAACTCTGCGTAGATTTCTTTTACCTCTTCTTTTCTTTGGTATTCTTTTTCTTGTCTGTCATTAACTTCTAAGGCTCTTCTTTTTCTTGTTAATTCATCTTGAATACCTATAACTGCTTTTGATTTTCTTGATGCTAAAGTTCCAATAGCTGAACCACTTTTAGAATATCCTAAATTTGTATTCATTAAAATATCTGCTCTATCTAAATCAGCTTCCGTTGTTGCGTTAGCAATGATGTCAAGAATACTTCTTCTAACAATAGATAGTGTTTCTGCATTAGTATGTAATAAATTTGATTTACCTGAACCATCACCATTAGGTACTGGAATTTGTAAACCTTTTATAAAATCTGGTAATTCTTTTTTTAAATTTTCTGTAGGAATATCATCTAATAATCCTGTTCCTTCTCTAACTTTTTTGTCAGAGTTATATGCACCTCTAAGTTCTGCATCTTGGACAGCATCTCTATGTCTAAATTTATTAAATTGTGAAGTAAAACCTAAGAGAGTTGAACTATCCATTGCTTTAGTATCAGGCATGTATTGTTTATAAAACATATCAAGGTTCATGCTTTCATTTGAAATGTCATATCCGTTATCAAGTTTACCTTGTTTTATAGAATTAATTACTTCATGGGCTTTAACTCTACCTGCATGATAATTTGTAGTAGCTTCTATGTATTTGCCAGTTAACTCTGGGTGTTTTCCACTTATAATTTCTGATTGGATAATTTCAAAAGATTTACCACTAGCATACATCTCATCAATTTTAGCTATAGCCCCATCTTTTTTTCTATCTATTCTTAAACTCTCTGCTTTACCTATTGCATACCCTGCGTTCTTTAAAGATTTAGCTAAACCATTAACACTACTACCACTTGATACATAACCTGCATTACCTGCACCATAGTATTTGTTAGTTCCTTGTCTTTTATATTCAGCCATTACTATTTCTTCGCTCCTTTATTAGTTTGACTTCTTTGATATCCACCGTTAGCCGCAGTAGATACTTCTAGCATTAGACCTGTTCTTGAAGGGTCGGTAGGTGGTTTTAAACTGTTGTAAGTTTTAGATAGGTTTGCATATGCTTCTGTTTTCTGATTAGAAAATAATTGTAAATCTTTGTCGTAACCATTTGTAATATCAATCCAATCTTCATCATATAACGCACCAAGAGATTGAACAATTTTGGTACTGTTGGCATTTCCTAAATTTACTTTCTGTGCAATTTCACCGTCTCTTTCGGCTTTGGTTCTAAACTCAGCTTTTGCTTTTTCCATATCAGCATTAACTTTTTCTTGGTCAATTTTATTAATATCGTGTAAATATCCTTTATCGGCATTTCGTCTTGTTGTTTCTTGGTCTCTTCTGATAGCTGTATTGTCAGCTTTCTTTTGCCTATGAGAAACAACTGCTCCTACTACTGCTAGTGCAGATTGAACATCACACATTAATTATTTACCTCTTTCATCATTAATATAAATGGCATTTTTCCAACGCCAAAATCTCCTATTTTTTTCTTCGGTTCAAATCCTAAGAATTGTAACCATTTTAAACTTTTCCAATTTCTCTCATCTACAAAATTGTAGACATATTTATAATCTTTACTCATGTCGTTTACCCATTTAGGACATTCTTTAATAAACTGCTTAATATGTTTAAATAAATCCTCACTAGATAATAACCAAACTACTCCATACTCTTTTTCATTTGTTGAACTAGACCCAAACATTCCAATAACACCCTCAGACTGTGAACCTACAATCGTATATATTTTTGCATTGTCATGTGTAAAAGGTATTACTAATGCCTCCAATGGAGTTGAAGCATTTGAAGCCATAATTTCTTTTCTATCCCCTATTCTTATTTTAGGGGCTAACTCTAAAGCATCTTTTAATATTGCTTTGCGTACATAATTTTCTTTCATTAAATCCTTCTTGCTCTTGAGTGATAGTAACCTTCAACTTCTGCGTCTGCTATATACATAGGCAGGTGTGATGAAGATTTTATATTTAACGTAAACTCTGTGTTCCTACATTGCACTGGAACTCTTAGTGTTCCTGAAGTGATTGCAGGTCTGCCAACAACACTTGTTGCTGTACCAATAACATAACCATTCATTATACTTGTAGATGTGTCTCTATTGTTTGGAACAACTTCTACTTTAAAGAAACCACTGTCTTCAAAATTAAAAGATATGTTTCTTATTTGGTATCTACCTGAAGTAACTGCAACTAATCCTCTACCAGTATTCTCTCTGATGTATGGCGTAGTTAATGTGTATTTACTCTCATAAGGAACACCTACAAATAATGATGTGTGATTTCCTACAAGTGTATATGTAGACCCTGAAGTATTTGTAACTTTATAGTTATTTCCATTAACTCTATCTACTGCTATTAAACCAGTCTTTGCACCATACGGTGAAGTGAATGTTGTTAAGTTTGTAGCACTTGCATAAGTACCAGTAACAGAAGCCTTTAAATCAATAAAAATTCCATGACCTATATTAGCATCTTTTAAATTTCTTAAATCTAATTTTAATAATTTTGTAGTCGTCCCTTCTGAAGCTAATACATATAAATAACTTTCAAAAGACCTTACACCTATAATTTTAAGACCTGTGAATGTCCACTTAGACCAAGCATTTTGTACCTTCTCACCGCCATCAAAGAAATATTTATAAATATACATTGTGTTTGAGTTAGTAGCAGAGGCAGTACCACTAAAAGGTGCTGTCTGACTATCTGCTGTATCTGAAACTAAGAATGCTAGTACATCTTCTGTAGTGTTTGATACAATTTGATAACAATTCTCTGGTATTAAATTAGATACAGACACAGAAATGTCCATACCATCATTCGTTAATGTATCATCATCAGCAAAGTATTCTCTTACTGCTGTGCCTGATGTTCTTGCTTGTGCAAAGTAAGCATACTTACCTGCTGAAATTGGTTGTACTTTATCATCATGTTCAAAGGCAGATACTTCATTAAGTATTGCAGTTGTAGGTGATATTGTATCTCCTGAACTATCTAATTTATATTGTGATGTATCAGAAAATAATAATAAACTTTCATTAAAGCCTACAGAATTTTTAAGTGTATTAACCTGTGTACCTGAAGCCGCAATATCAATAGGGTCAGTATCTAAAACCTGAGTAGATGTTGTTGCAAAGTAATTAAAGAATGAAGCATTCTCAGTTAAAATTAAATTCTCTCCTGATAAAATACCTAATCTATTTTTATAATAAGTTAAGTTGTTAACATTTTTACCAATAAATGTAGGGTTAGGATTGCTGTCTGCATCTCCACAAACTCTATCAGTCCATGCTAATTCTTGAAATGTGAATGTACCATTATTGTTGTTAATCAATGCGTGAGGCATTGTTGAATTTGTTATACCTAAAGAAGTTGCAGGTGCTAAAGTTTCATTCCATACACCAGACTTCCCTGTAAATTTTACATAGTAATCAGATAAGGTATCACCTTCTTCACCAGTAATTTTTAGAATTATACCTGTCTTTCCATAGAAAGGTAGTTTACTAAAATCTTGTATTTCATCTCTGATTGCATACATGGCTGTATTACCAGAACCATCTGATGTAGTTATAGTATAAGCCGCATTACCATCAGTAGGTTTTCCATAGATTACACTATCAAAACTTTCAAATGTAAAATGAGAAGTGAACCCTGAATAATTAGACAACCCTTGTGTTGTAGATACTGATGAACCGTTGTCAGTTCTTCTAACATTAAAACCAATACCGTTTGCACTACTATCCCAGTGTGTACTTGATGTACCTTTTAAAAGTATGTCTGTAATTTTATTTGTATCTCTAAATTTTGCATCAGTTGACGCATCATTACCAGTAGGCAGTTGAAAGATTACTTCCAATTCTTGTGACATTGATGGGTGTTTCAATGCAACTTTATATTCTCTACCGTAGTTTGTTAATTTACAAACAATTAAAAATTCTTCTACTTTAGCCGCAGACGTTGCTGTGTCTGCTGTCACTGTTTTAGAAGTGTTTGCTATAAATGTATAATCAGCAATGTTTACTAACTTAAAATGTTCTCTTGGATTTGTAGATGTTAAATAACTTGAACCACTTGCAATCGTAACTGTCTTTGCATTACCTTCTAAATCAAATACTTTAATACCACCGTTGTATAATGCGACTACATACTGGTTACTTGCGTCTCTTGCGATAGACCAAAATTTTGTTCTGTTAGAATATATGTTTGAACTATCTAATGTTGCTACATAATCTAAAGGGGGTCTTTTTGATAATCCGTCTGTAAGACCATTCTGTAAATTTACTTGGTCTTCTCCCTGATTAACTCCTCTTTGCGTAGGTGTCTGTTGAGACATACCATTAAGGAAATTGGGAATTGATTGTGATACAACACTACCCATAATTAGTAAGTCCTTCGACCTGTTCTATTGATTATAGAAAATGTGTTAGCGTCACCAGATAAGACGTTGATGTCACTCTCTTGGCTATCTGCTTGATGGAATGCCATTAATGCTTCATTCTCATCTTGACCTATTAATTGTGTAATTTCTTTATCACCTATAAATCTTGAAGCAAATCTTCTTGATGCTTTCATAGTTACATATTGTCTAGCGTATTCTGGTAAATGTTCGTACTGCTGTACTAATACTAAATCAACTGAAGCAGGTGCAGTAGTGAATACGTCTGTGTGATTTCCCATGTCATATAGGAAGCCATTTCTTATTGTGAAATTTAAATGTCTTTGGGAGTGACTTGCGTCTGCTTTGACACAGTTTGAAGGAAGGGGAACTTTGCCATCAATGTCTAATGATAGCGATTTGTAATTTGTGTGTGTATTAAAATTCCAACCTATTGATTGAATAGACATGGAAGTTTCGTTTAGAATATTTATAGCTGTACTTACATCTACTGTTGTAGTTCCTGTAATTGAGTTAACTGGTGCTTCACCAATCGTACTCAGCATTATGTTTACAGATTGTAACTCTGTAGTTGGTGTAATTTGTGTTGCCATATATCCTTTGTGTGAAATTTTTTGGAAAAATATGATGGGGGAAATAAATCCCCCACCAAATATAAGAAACGAATTACGCTTCTTTGATACCTACTGCCGCTTCTGGTCTTAGTACACCATGACCCATAGCGTATTTAGCAACCATTAACGTACCTTGTCTTCTGATTTCGTACTCACTCTCAACGGATAAATCCATTAATTTTACAGTACCAACCGCACTTGGGTGTGAAACCAATGCTACAAAGTTAGATAAGTTAACTGCTTGAGGGTCAGCCGCACTTGCCGCTCTACCTGAAGGAGCAGTTGCGTCATTCGCCGCCGCAATGTTACTTGAGATGAAATGAGGTACTGGAATTAATTCAATTCCTGCAATCTTCATTACTTTACCATCTCTAAGTCCACCATTGTTACCACCAGTAAAGTCTACGTTTACTGCGTTAGTACCATTAGCTAACTTGTAATATTCCTCTAATCTCATAAAGCATTTTCTGCCTTCTTGAGGAACATAGTTTGCGTCTAACTCTTTAGCTGAAGCAAAGATTGCATCAATCATAGCGTTAGCGGCTGTTGCGTCTGTACCAGATGCAATGCCTGTATTAACCACGTTAGTTGTTGCGTCTCCACCTGTAATAGATGCAGATGCTAAACTAGCTTGACCAATAGTTTGCAAGATGTGTTTATCTTTTTGGAGTGCTAATGCTCTACCAATCTCAGTTGAGTAACCACTTCTAACATCATAATGGGCTTTCGCTTCTTCGATATTAGATAGGAATACAGTTGAAGTAAGTAAATCATTTATTACGATTACTTTTTCTGCATGATTTACAGTTGAA